TACCTGTATGGATCATTCTGTACAAGTACTTCAATCATAATAAAATTGTATATACCCTATTATAAGGCATACAATACTTATAGTCAAGTAATTATCTTAAACCGTGTTGAAATAATTTTTGTACAGGCACTTGTCGAATCTTATCTATTATATCAGTTTCTATCTTATCCAATATATTAACATCAAGATCCATAAATGGTGGGATAATACCTAACATTCTAAGTAATCCATCTACAAATAGTGCAAGGGTTGTAAAACCTAAAATCATACTGATGACTGTAGCGTCACGATTGTGCTTCGCCATTGACTCCTCATCAATCCTTGTTGCCTCAGCGACTGCTTCTTTTACAGCATCAGCAATAAGAGCATCAACCTCTTCTTTGGAGTATGTGTACTTACGAATTTTTTCCTCTGTGACAGTTCTCTCTACAAGAACTTCACTCAATGGGAACTCTGTGATTAATGTTTTGATCATGGTATCACATTTGTAATTTTAGTATCTATATTATACTTACTTTATAAGTCTATCGTCAAGGACTTATGTTTTAATTTGAATACTTTTAGTTATTTATGCTGATACTTCCATAGCAGTCATAAACTTTTGATTTTGATATAATCCTAAGTAAACATTTCCACCTGGACTACTTTCTCTTTTTGCATATACAGAATAAGTTACAGCACTAGTTGTTTGTGGATCGTCTAAGAATTGAGCATGAACAGTTGACTGTATTCTTTGACTAGGATTCCAGATTTCAACTAATCCACGACCAGCTCCTGTACCTGAAAGTGCATTATTATTACCTCTATATAATGTTATATAAAGTCTTTGATTAGCAGTATTATTATCAACCATACATTGAAATGAAACTAATATCTTACTAGTGTTGCTTGATGGGGTTATAGTTATACTATAATCACCTGTGTTACTTGTACCATCTATAACTCCAGCAGCAAAAGAACTGGTTTCATACCTGATAACGTTAGTGTTTATCGTTTGTACGACTTGAATAATATGTCCACGATTAGCGGTTCCACCAGTTGTTTGTATGTCGTCTACTTTTAAAATGCTCATGATGGTTTAGGATACTTGTCTTTTACTGCTTTGATTTTTGCAGTCATGTCTGCAGAAAATACTCCTTGTTTATATAGATCATCCAATTGATCTCCTATATCTGGATACTCTGGACGACGTTTTGCTTGATGTGTGTTTGCATCATCTTCAGATGTAAGTTCTACTAATTTAGCATCTACTGCTTCCTTAGTTGGACATGAAACTGAGTTTGTGTTGAACCAATCAATCTTATCATACTCATTATCTGTGATCCTATACTCACATCCTGGAACCAGAGCATCAAGAGCTCTCGCAATATCATCACTCATTGTACTACCTCCCTTGCTATGATTGTCACTGGATGATGAAATCCCCAAGAGGCATTATTACCGTTACTATATCCAAAATAAATTGTCCCACTTCCACCAGTTTCCCTAGAATATGTAAATCCATAAGTTTGTGTTGCTGTTGAACCAGGATCATCAAAACATTCCCACATTATTGTGTTTTGATCGTTAGAGTCATAACCATTACCTGGTCTTGCAATGAAATCAACAGGTTGTCTATTAGAAGCACTGCCCCATGTAGATCTAGAAGTAATACTTGCAGCACTACCACTTGTAAATTTTTCAGCTCTCAATTGAAATAAAGTGTTTGAAGCCATGCTAACATTGACTAACATCATATAAGTCAAATAAATTCTATTATCAGCGTGTGTTGGTGTAATACTGACTCTATAACTAGTAGATGGTTCAGTTTTACTAGTAACATTTAAACTAGTTTTTGTATCACTTTGAGAGACAACTGTTTGAATTATACTACCTGTAGTATTAAGTACAGGTTGTCCATCAAGTCTTTGTATTTGATTGGTTTTTATTATGCTCATGACTTTGGATACTTATCTTTGATAGTTTTAATAGCAGTATGAAACGCAGAAAACTTTGATTTTAGATCTGAATCTCCATCAATCGCATGATATAAGGCATCCAATTGTTCACCAATATCTGGATACTCTGGTTTGCGACTTCTCTGATATGCCTTATTAGCATACTCAGTATTTAACCTAGCAATCTCAGCATTGAGTTCATCTTCGGTTGGTTTTGCTTGACCACCCTCTGATACTGGTGGTTCCAACCATTGAATATTTGAATATATATCTTCACCATATAATATCCAATTAGATCCTGGCTTTAATGATTCTAATGCTGCGGTCATTCCAATGTCCCATCCATCTCTTGTACTAGTGCTCATGCTGTAACCTCCATAACTGTAAGTGAACTCATACATGCAGATGCATAAATATGTCCTGCATCTGCGTTGTTTGGTGGACGATTCAAACTAAAGGGATGACTACCACTCTGACACAAAACTTGAAGTTTATATGTGACTGCACTCGTGGTAGCTGGATCATCTAGTCCACAAAAAGATAATCCACCAGGCATATGGTCACTATTATAAGACCACCCAGCTCCTTTATATGTTATTCTCTGTCTACTTCCAGCCGAAGGGCCATTTAATTTATTATTATCTGAATAACTTCCACCACCAATACTTCTCATAACTCTTATACCATTACCATGATCTAAATTAGATTGTCGTACACCAGCAGCACCCATACAACACATAAGATATATTTTATTAGAACTTGATGAAGGTGTAATAGAAACATTGAAACTGGTTATATCAGTCCACGACGTAGAACTTGAAGTAAATCTATCTCCATAGAATGTGCTGACAACCTGAATAATACCACCTGTGCTGTGGAGTATAGGTTTGCCCGCAGTTGTTTGGATCTGATTCGTCTTTAGTATACTCATCTTATATTATAATCTCCTCTATTTATTATACCACAGTCCAAGTGGCTCCAGAGTTAACTGTCACTGTGACTCCAGAATTTATAGTCATTGGACCTGCACTCATCCAATTATATGTTGAAGTTACTATTGTATCAGTGGTTACTGCGGTTTTGTTTAAAAAGAATGGTTGACCAGAACTATCACCAGAAATTATTTTACCAGTCACAGTAAGATCTCCATTTCCGTCAAGTCGCATTTTTTCTGCACTATTAGCATTAGTGCTTCCATTAATATGGAAAGCAAGAGGGCAGTTAACTCCTGTACCGATTGAAGTTAGATTTGCTTTGTGTTGTATGTTAAAGTCAGCATTAACACTATTAGTGGTATTCAATGCTGTTTTAAAATTACTAGCATCATTATCAATACTTATTTCAGCAGCTAAATTATCATCATCTACATGGAAATGGTATGAAGAACTAGTGGTGCCCACAAGAAATTGACCAGTTGTTGTGAAACGACCTGATATATTATTACCATTATAAAATAAGATATTAGCATCTTCAACAGTTTTTATAGTGAAGTTACCAGTCCCTCTGTGTACAATTTGACTCTCAGCATTTGCACCAGAGTTTACCCTCATTAATCTAAGGGCATAATCAGTATAAGTTGTATCACCTTTCAAATCTATTATTGAGTATTGACTACTAGAAGTGCTTCCTATTTCAAAGTAATTTGCACCACTGGGGTTGTTTAAAGTTAATGCAGACCCAGTAAAAGTTAAGTTTGATTCAGCATTAAGAGTTGTTCCACTAACCGCAGTCATAATACGGTTATTAGCAACATTTGTTAAAGTTGCTGATCCTGAAGAACCTGTTGGTCCTGTAGCACCTTGAGCACCTGTAGATCCTGTTGCACCTTGTGAACCAGTTGGTCCTGTGGGTCCTGTTGCACCTTGTGCTCCTGTAGATCCTCCTGAACCTGTTGCACCTTGAGCACCTTGTGCACCTGTTGGTCCTGTAGCACCTTGAGCACCAGTAGATCCAGTAGATCCACCTGATCCTGTTGCACCTTGAGCACCAGTAGATCCTGTTGCACCCTGAGCACCAGTAGGTCCTGTTGATCCTGTTGAACCAGTTGCACCTTGTGAACCTGTGGCTCCTTGAGCACCAGCAGCACCTTGAGCACCAGTAGGTCCTGTTGGTCCTGTTGATCCTGTAGCACCTTGAGCACCAGCAGCACCTTGAGCACCAGTAGCACCAGTAGCACCTTGAGCACCAGTAGCACCAGTAGCACCTTGAGAACCAGTAGCACCAGTAGCACCTTGAGAACCAGTTGCACCTGTAGATCCTTGAGCACCAGTTGATCCTGTAGATCCTGTTGCACCCTGAGCACCTGCTGCAGCAGTTGCACCCTGAGCACCAGTTGATCCAGTTACACCTTGATGACCCTGAGCACCCTGAGCACCAGTTGATCCTGTAGCACCTTGTGCACCCATTGGACCTACGTTAATCGCTACCCACTGATTACTGTTTCCATCATTATAGTAAACATGTAAGTCACCATCATCACTATCCCACCATAAATCTCCTGCACTTGGACTGCTTGGAGCACCAGTTGATATTTCTAATCCTGCAGCAGTGCCTTGAGCACCTTGAGCACCCTGAGCACCAGCAGCACCTTGAGCACCTGCCCCACCAGAAGATCCAGCAGCACCTTGAGCACCTGTTGCTCCAGCGTCACCAGTTCTTGCAAATGTAATGGATACATCAGAACTATTCGTAAATGATGTAACACTACCAGAAACATACGCTACTGTGACTTTAAAATATCCTGTTGCCTCTACTAATGATGCGATGGTATATAAAACAAACTGATCTGGATTAGTCTTTGTTGAAACTTTTACATGACCCTTGATTGTAGATGTTGAATCATCAATAGTTCTTAAGAAAGGTTGTATATCTGTATTACTACTCCCTCCATCAGTGTCATCAATATAAAGAACACTCGCTGAAGTAAGATTGGAATTGTTGAATTTTAAACTTCCAGCACCAGGATCACTGTCTGTTGTGTTTGTAAGAAAAGTATACTCAAAAGATGCACCACCAAAGTTACCATTTACACCCTGTGCACCCTGAGCACCAGCAGCTCCTTGAGCACCATTTGTTCCAGCAGCACCTTGTGCACCTGCAGCACCCTGAGCACCTGCAGCAGCGGTAGCACCTTGTGCACCCGTAGCACCTTGAGCACCTGTAGGTCCTGTTAGTCCTGTTGCACCCTGAACACCTTGTGCACCTGGATCAGGTATTCTTTGCCATGCTGTTCCATTCCACTGCCATCTACGACCTCCTGCAACGAAGAAGTCATTTAATGATGGACTATTTGGAAAATTAAGAGGCATTATCTACTTTTTAGTTATTTATTAGGAGGGTTTTGTGGGCCAAGTCACATTACTGAATCTCAATAATTCATTAAGATCTAATTTTGGAGAAGCAGTGCTAGGAAGATCTCTTAGTTGTTGTCTATATGTTTTCCAAGCAGTTGATTCTGCTACTCCAGTTTCAGCAGCTTTAGTAACAACCCAATCAGTTTCAGTAAGTAACCTATCTCTTTCCATTCTTAGCAATCTCATTGCCTCTAATTCCTCAAGTTCAGCGATTTTTGCCTCAACAGTTTCTTTGTCTGGTTGAGTTCTACTATCTAACCAAACAACACCATCAATAGTGTTTCCTACTAATTCTAATTTAACATCGCTTCCAACCAATGCTTTATACGCTTCACAAATCATACGTCTGATACCTCCATAACTGTCATATAAGAAGATGATATGGGTGAATGATTGCCTTGAGAACTATCAGAGGAATCTGCACCGTCTCTGTTGATGGTCAAATCGTACCCACTTCCCTGTACCCTAAAATATAATCTATATGTTCGTGCACTAGTGCTACCTGCATCAATGTAACCATTAACCATGCATGCCTGATCCATATAATATTCCATTTGAGAAGAATTTGAATCCATCCATCTACGTTGATAAAAACAATCATGACCTATATCCGACTGTGATCCATTTAGAGCTTCTATAGTTGTAGATCCTTCTCTTAACTGCCACCATACCGATGCTGCATTTCCGTCTCCAATTCCATAATTTAAATGTATATTGATTATTAGTTTAGAGCTTGCAAGTTTTGGTGTAATAGTTGTATCAAGATTAGTGTAAGGTCGATAAAAAGTATTGTTCGTAACATTAGTGTATTTTCTTCTTACTATATCTCTTGATTGTACTATCTGAATAATACGACCTGTGTTAGAGGTACCACCCTCGTTATATAATATAGCCATTATGATACCTCCGTTAAGTTGAACTTATACTTCTTACCATTACGGTTATTTATTAAGAAGAGATCACTTTCACCCTCTTGAATTGTGTAGTCACCCCAAGTTCCATCGACATCATTTTTTGAATCTTTGTTAGATAATTGTAAGTCCATAGTGTAGATGTTTCTCCAACGATATGTTGATGAACCTAAGTCATAAGAATTATTAGCTGAGGGTATTACATGACCATCATGTTCGATTCGGAATCTTGCTGTATTATTTGTGCCAAAATGTAAAGCATCATTTTTGACATTTACTATTGAACAAGGTTTGTTAGTGCTTGAGTTGGTTGAATATGTGTAGAGAGATGTATTACTAGTGCCTTGCTGTTGAGCTAATAAAAGACCCCAACCAGTATTACTTGTATCAGCAATATTAACTTGGTTATATTGACCACCAACAAAACTTGCAACAGATGCTGATTGAATATCTGATGTTCCAACACTTAGTTCATTATATACACTAATTCCATCAGACCTTGTTTGTAACTTCATACTACTATCACAATATAATTGTACTGATGAATCATCTTTAAACTGAGCCATAAGTTCAGTAGTACCATGTGAAATAATAAAATCTTTTGGACAATTTAAAACAACATCATTAGCTGTTGAACCATTTACAAAGTTATTAGCAGAAGTAGCCATACCGAGCATAGCCCTTGTACTTGAACCATCACTTGTATCAGAATTAAGTCTTAGTTGAGGTGTTGTACCTAAGCAAAAAACAGAACCTTGTACATCAATTCCATGACTAATAGTTTCAAACTTTTTATTTCCCTGATGATATAAAAGAACACCACCATTTCCAACACAGTCAATAGCATTTTGACTTGCAGAGTTTGTAAACATATTAATATTATCTTGAGATCTTAGAACAATATCTGCGGAATTGTTTAAAGCATCTATGTATAGACCACCAGTGCCTGTATGCTGAACAAATGAGTTATTTGAATCATGATACAAATTTAAATCATCACTACTTCCAATCTTCAAATAATCATTATCATCTAAATGAAAGTGTCCAGTGTTATAAGTGTTATTTGCTTTAAGATGTATTTCACTCGCTGTCGTATTATTGTATCCAGTCAAGTACATTATCCCAGAACTTGTGCTAGTTCCTTGACCCTGTTGAGCAACTTGTATGTAAAGTCTACCACCACTCATCACAAATCTTGATGTTGTAGTTGTATCAGCTTCTTCAATCAATAATTGTGGTGAATCTGCATCAATTTTAAGTGTTGATCCACCAAAAGTTAGGTTTGCTTCACCGTTTAATGTATTTGCTGTTCCAGTTCCAGTAATTACATAATTATTTGTATTATTGTTTATCGTTGCTAATGCACCTTGAGCACCTGTTGATCCAGTCGCACCCTGAGCACCTGTAGATCCAGTCGCACCCTGAGCACCAGTTGATCCTGTAGCACCTTGAGATCCTGTGGATCCAGTAGCACCTTGAGCACCAGCAGCACCTTGAGCACCAGCAGCTCCTTGAGCACCAGCAGCACCCTGAGCACCAGCAGCACCTTGAGCACCAGTTGATCCTCCCGAACCTGTCGCTCCTTGAGCACCAGTCGCACCAGTCGCACCTTGAGCACCAGTAGATCCTGTTGGTCCTGTTGGACCTGTGGCACCTTGAGAACCTGTTGAACCTGTTGCACCTTGGGCACCTGTAGGTCCTGTTCCACCTTGTGCTCCTCTTGGTCCTGTGTTTATATCAACCCACTGTGAACTATTACCATCGTTGTAATATATTGATAAATCTCCAGCATCACTATCCCACCACAAATCTCCATTATTCACACCACTACTTGGTGCCGATGTGCTTATATGTGCTTGAGCACCTTGTAATCCTTGATGACCTTGATGACCTTGTGCTCCCTGAGCTCCTGTAGATCCTGTTGCACCTTGAGCACCAACACTTGCTGAATATCTTACCCACTTCGTTCCATCATACTGATACGTCACACCATTCAATGTGTACGTATCACCGTTACTAGGACTCGCTGGAAAATTAAAGGCAGCCATTATCTACTTTTTAGTTATTTATATTACCTTATTTCAAAGTCCATCTTAGTTATCTTTCTTCTACTTCTTGCTTTCTGCCATTCAAGTTGCTCATTTGATAACCCACTATCTTCTTTTGAAGAGTAAGTATTCAACATAATAACCTGACTTAAATCTACTGCAGATATAACATCTCCCTTAATTGTGGTCATATTTGAGCATCCACAACATACTGATTTCCCTGCTCGTGCTCTTACTTCTTTATTACATGCACGACATCTTACTCTGATTGGTTCCATCTTTAACATTCTAACCTGTGC